TCGCACTCTTCCCCCAAAAAAAAAGAGGGGGGAAAAAAAACCCCCCCCCCGTGATCTTAATTAGATATCTTCCTCTTCCTCATCAATGTAATAGATAGAGAATAATTCGGAATCAGCGGAGCAAGAGTTAAGCATCATAGCACCCTTATAGTCCATTGTCTGAGAATCGCCGCCTTGAAGCGCAAGCGTAAATTCTGGACTTGGCATAAAAGATGGAATATGAATAATAGCGGCTTTTAAAGTTTCAGTATCACATTTATCAACTACTAAAGCCTTAAAGAATAATTCGTGTGCTTTTGGGAATTTCTTACCAGAGTTGGTAATCTTAGCGCCATTATAGATTGTTTTCTTGAACTTAACAATATACTTAGTTTCGCCATCTACTGTTGGCGGTTCTAATACATCACTTGCTGCAACATAGTTTGGGTCACCACTTGTACCAGACTCGTCTGTATGCTTAATTGCATATTCTGTAGCAGTAGCGGAAGATCCCTTTGTAAACTCTTCCTTACCCATAGAACCTTTTGGCGAAAGGGCATTTACATGGATTGTCCCATCAACGTAGCCAGTGATGTCAAGCGTCTCTCCTGCTTTTACAATCTGAATCATTGGCATTACAATGCCCTTCTTATCTGTAGCAATCTCTGCATCGGTAGCAGAAATAGCCTCTACAATCGCAAGGTTAAGAAATGCATTTGTAGCAGTAACCTCACCCTTCTTACCTGTATATTTACGATATACAAGATTTCCGTCTTTATCATTGATGTCAGTAGAATCCGCTGTGATGTCAATATTCGCCTGTGTAAGCTGTGTTAAAGCATATAATGGTGTACCATTAGACTTTGCACCATAACCAAACTGAAGTCTATCAACGATCACATCACCTAATTTAAATGCCATGTTATTTTCCTCCTTTAAGTTTTTCTATTTTTTTGTAATAAAAAATGAGCGATCATAAATCGCTCATAAAATTTATTAAATCTTGTGGAATGTCCTTAGCGTTTACAAATCCACCATAGATTCCATGCATAGCTGCAACGCCTTGTTCATATTTCTGTATTCTTTGTACAGAATCCATAAACTGGCATATGTTTACTTGTTTTAATTCCTCCAACTTATATTTGAATCCGGGATGATTTACACAGGCAGATACAAGTGGTAGAAGAGTAGATTTGTTCTCTTCATTTTGATTTTGTTCCGCTTTCATTCTGTCTTCTTGTAACATCCAATGCTTCGTGGTCTTTCCTTTAGCCTTTTCAGTTTTAGGATGAACATTTAGCATATCACGAATAAATTCTGCAATTTCTAAATATTGATCTTCGTAAATTAGAATATTTTGAGACGGGCTAACTAATGCTAACCATTTATAATCTTTTTCAAATTCATTTTTTTTTGCATTTATTAGTTTGAAGTCTTCAAAAGATATATTTTTAAATAGTAATTTTAATGGCTCTTTATCCTTTACCATTTGTGACATGATATAGAACACTTCGATATCTTTTGTTTTATTCCAATCCATTTTAAACACATCGTAAAGTAAGACTCGAATGGACGTTGGGTTATTTAAAAACGGAGATACTGCTTGATAGAATCTTGCTTCACCTATTTCTAAAATATCTCCTATAGTTGGAATAGAAATAGTAATACCATTTATTGTATAATCCTCACCAAAATACATTCTTAATTTATCAAAATGGTATTCTGGATGAGAGGTTTTTATTTGTTTCTTTTTTTTATCTTCTTCGACAGCGGATTGAAGACTATCTAAAGTTTCTAATACATCCAAATAATCACCGCCTTATACCATAATTTATAACTGATGTTTTCCCGTTAGAAGTCTTATAAATACCATTTGTATCAACTACTTGAAATATAAGAGTACGGACGAGATAATTATTATCTGTAGTAGATTCTTTAGAAGAAACAAGATGTGTCTGCATACCAAAAATGTTAGACCAATTAAACCGATCTCGTATAATCGAAGCAATAAGATCATGTCTAGGTATACCTGTAAGTTTATCAACTCGATCATTTCCATGTACAAATATTGTAAATGTAATAGTTGTGTATTTTAATGTATCTTGATACCGAGGACTTTCATCAAAAGCAACTTGATAGCATATATAATGTTTCACAATTGTTTGCGTATCTGGGATAAACAAAAAAGGTCGAATATTGCCATTACTTCCAAAATATCCTTCCCAGTCGCCACTTGGTTCATATTCTCCAGTTTCTTCATTAATTTCCCAATTCAATCTACAAGTATCTGTTGGAATTTTCTTTTTTTTATCCTTATCCCATTTCCAGTTAGTTTCATCAGATAAATCATACAACGAATCTTCTTCATGGAGTGCGTATAGTAATTCTGGGCAGGATAAAAGTGCTTGCTCAATCTTTTCCTTGTATTGGATATTTTCATCATCAGGAGCATATTTATATGTACGGAGTTTATTCAATAAATCGCCTTTTGTTAATATTGCATTCATATAACGCCTCCTTAAATTATAAGTTCCAATTGCAATGTTTCTGATTCAATTATTTCTGTGTCTTTTATCACTGTACACTTAACAGATAATATTTTACCGATAGCGGAAGTGTCATTAGGAAACTTTACTTTCTTTTGGTTGTACTCTGTACCAGCTCGCCATGTAACTTTATCAGTCCAATCTTCATCGTCAATAGAGCAAGTCCATGTAAAGGTTGCATCAGCATATTCAGTTGTAATATCTTCATTGGAATCATTAAATAGATTTACTGTGAGATTTTTATAGCTGCCACCAACTTTAATAGTTGAAGTGGATGCTGAAATTCTTGCTGTAATAGAAGATGGGGGAGTGGTTGGAGTAGATGGATCTGTTGGGGCAATTTCTGAATCGAAATAATTCGCATACATTTCACCTGTTTCAAGATTAACATAATCGGTATGCTCATTCCAAAATGCCGTATATATAGTAAGTTTTTGAATACCAAATGGCATTGAATTTTCAACCTTGGTCACTGTCCATACGGTAGGATGTTCTGTTAAAGCACTTACTACAACTCGCATATTTTTAGAATCTTCAGAAGTGTACCAAAACTTCTCTGTAATAGAGTTCATTGGCAACCATATCTTATCCTGATTATCTGTGTGTGTAAAATATCGGTCTGTGTAAGTGCCTATAGTGTAGGAATTCTGTTGCCTTAAACAACACCACATACGTCTCTTAATGCGCCTATCATTAGATTTTTCAATCCATGTAAGTTCGTAATTTACTGGTAAAATCAAATACTTTGGAAACTGATTTGCAGGTTCATTTCTACAAATTAACCATTTATGATATACCCCTCTATCGTCAGGTAAATCCACCCAGAGTCCTATCGGAAATGTCGCAGAATAGCGTTTCCTAAAATCAGTCTCATAATAATAAAGATCATCACCCTCATTAAATCTTACAGGCTGACTTGGACGAAACATAAGATAGTATTCCACTTGATCTTTATCCATTGACTGATAAGATTTGATAATAAACTTTGCATCTATCTTTGTCTTATTGGTATTTTCATAAGTCATACCTTCAGCAAGAGAACGTGTAATTCCATGCTCATCTGTGAAGAAGTCGTCATGAAAATGGTCATAAATGTAACAAGTCTTGGAAGGAATACTGTTATCCCAAGTTTCTTCCATCAAAAAATCAGATTCTTCTTTATAAATCTGACCTAAAGTTTTCGCATTATTTGTTTTGGCGTTAGCGATTCGCCGTGCTGTCTGTAAGCTTGGCATCACCAACACCCCCTTCAAACATCTGCTTAATATAATTATGACTATCTAAAATAGCCCTACGAAATGTCATGTAATCAAACTCATCGGATACGGCTTCGTCATAAGCAGCTTGCAAAGTAGCCATTAATGTGACCATAATTCCATTATTATTAAATAGAGTCTTTGTTCCGCTAAATTTGAACATAACATTCTGAAAAAATATAAGAAAAGCCTCATCGTTCTCAAATATTTTTTCTTCTATTCGATTATCCTTATAAAGTAATAACTTATGAACATCGTTATGCATCGCATGTGCAGCTTCTTTAATTTGTCTTTTAGTGAACGAACCATATATATATTCCATAGTTATTCACCTCGCACATATGAGTTATTAATATATCCATGACTTGCAAGTTTTCTACTGAATTCATGTTGTAATGTATCCAATCTACTCTGCATATCTTTATATGGATTCTGTATGTTTTTTTCTTCTTTTGTTCCTAAAACTCTAGCAGTAAATTTTGCAGAGTCAACCTGTGGTTTTAACCATTCAATTGTCATTCCAAGAGTGAACAATCCTATAACATATTCTTTATCTGCAAAATCGCTAACAGGATATTGCATCTCAAATTCAATCTGTTGGATTTCGTCATCCATATTAAATGAAGCGAATTTTCTAATAACTCGTTCATCACCTGCAACCATGCGCAAGCGTTCAGTCCATGTTTCATTAAGATCGTTTTCGTCAAGAGAAAGTTCTTTCATATCTGAAATTCGTCCTCTTGTTCGTGAAAAAATTGTTTCGTATGGAAGCGTCATTGTGAGCCTCCTTTACTATTCCTGAACTAATGTAAGTAACATTTTTGTACCAAAAATTTCATCAAGAGCCTTAATTTTGTGAACTGAATCAAGTGCATGAGATTCAATCATTGTAGAAGCAATACCTTTAAGGGCTTCCTTTGCACCTTTTGGAAGCTTTTTAATTGTTTCTGACATCTGCGGAACAGGAAGATTTAAAATCTCATTTAAGTCACTTGTTTCATACATGGACTCATATAAGTCTTTTACAGACTTATTCTGTTCAACAAAATCTTCATCCTCAATAATAATTCTTGGTGAATAAATGTTTACATCTTCACGAGTTCTAACGAGATAAATTAAATCTCTATATTCAACATCAACTACATCTCCACAGTCAGCCCAGCTATAAAGGATATGCGAACGTGCTCCTTCAATATAAAGCCCACCACTTACTAATGAACGACATGAAACAGTATCTTCGGGTGAAAATGTTTTCATATCTTCTTTAACTTCTGTAGTTTTTGTTACCTTTTCTGTACTGCCAGTAGTAGCAGTAGTTTTCTTTGTATATGCCATTTCCTTTCAATTCCTTTCAAAATAGGAGAGTGGATTACCACTCTCCATATAATTAATCTATAAGTAAATCCTACAGATCCCACTCACCATGATAACGAGTCATAAGAGTTGCAACACCCATACGTCTCTGTACCTCATAAGACTGCATATCATCCTTAGTAGCACCCTTTTCGTTTACTTCAAGCTCAGTCTCTCCATAGTCAACAAACTTGATAAATCTATCATCAACTGCTGGCATGATATAGAGCTTCTTGTTATCAACGATAGGAGTAGCAAGAGACTTATCAGTAAACTTCTGTGGAATCTCCATAAGAGGTGTTCCTTCGTAGCCACCGATAATACCTGTGTTTGCTACAGACTCCTTGATTGAATTAGCAGGATCAGCCCAATCAACCTTTGTAAGAGCATTAAGAGACTTTAATGCTGTCTTAGTACCCATGATTACAACACCGCTTTCGTTAGCAGCACCAACCTTTTCGATAATTGCATCAAACTGAGCCTTTGTAGAAGCAGCTAAAGCACCAGTACCCTTGAGAGTAGCAGGAACAGGAATAAGATTTACACCATTTGCAAACTGAGAAGAAATGAGTGTCTGAACCTTCTGGATATAAGCCTTAACAACCGCATCCACGAAAGCACCCCAATCCTTACGACCAGTTAAGAAGAGACGAATATCTCCACCAACCTTGATACCATATACTGCTGTATCAACATGGTAAGACTGACCAGAACCTAAACGCTGGATGGATAAATCATGTGCATCACCGCTGACCTTACTTACAGTAAGTAATACTTCATCATCAGCCCAGAATTCATTTACGTCTCCATCTTTCATATTCTTTGACTCAACATAATTGTTGAAAAACTCATTCTCAGAAAGACCATGAGCAATCTGAGTATCAATAATTTCCTCAATTACCTCGAAGAACTGTGTTCCTCTCTCAGAATTTAACGCTCTCTTAATCTGCTTATTAGAAGAATCCTTGGTAAGTCCAAGGTATTCAAAACAAGCCTTTCTAATTGTGTCGCTAGCTTCTGCCTTAGAAATTACACGATTAGAATCGGCATCATAAATTTCACGACCTGCACCGAGGTCAAACATAAGATTTTTTACACTTGTATCTAACATTTATTTATTTCTCCTTTCTCAAAAATTAGGCTTTCTTTGTAAGCTGCATAGCGGCAGTTACACCAGAAATGGCTTTGAGTTCAACACCGTCTTTAACAGCGATTTCACCAGAAAATCCATCTGCTGAAATTTCAACTACATCACCAACTGCGAGTTCATAAGCTCTAACTACCTGAGTAGGAGCATTTGTATAGTTGCTTTCTTTCTTAAATGTGTTGCTATATGTCTCCTCGATCATTGGCACTTGGTATACAAACAGGGCATCTCCAGGAGTTACTACTTCTACATAGAAATTTCCATTATTTGCTTTACCAACGACCTTTCCTTCAAATGAAGTAGGTGCTGCTGCTTTATAAAGATCTAACTCTACGAATTCACCCTTACCAACGAACCATCCGTTGTCTACATAAGCACTTGCTGCTTCTGCTAACTGAATGTTATAAATATGCTTTCCACCATCTCTTGCGAGAACTTTAGAAGGGAAAGCCACTGCATGTTTTGCAATAGTCATCTGAATCATTTATTTTTCCTCCTTAAATTTTTGCATTAAAAAAGACACTCAATTTGAGTGTCATTACATTGATTTATATTTCTTGTTTTATTTGCTAAAAAGATTTCCGTAACGGTTATCCTTCTTAGACTTGTTTACATTAGCAAATACTTTTACGGTTGACTTTTTCTGAGTTTTATCAGTGGTAGCTGCAAAAGTTTTCATATTAGAATCCGCATAGATAAGTTTTGCTTCCTTCTCTAAATCTTCGAGAGAGTAGTTATCCATATTTGTATACAGTTTCTCAAAATCCTTATTAATGAAATTTCCTTCTTCATCTTTTTCAGAAATAGAAGCAAAGTTTTCATTTGCAAGAATTTTCTCACGTTTTGCATGAAGTTCATTCTTTTCTGCTGTCTCCTTAAACTCTTTGAGTGCAGCGTAGTTTGAACGCATAGACTGTAACTCTGCAAATTCACTATCTGTTAAAAGTTCACGATGTAAATTGTATCTTTCTCCATCAAAAGCTACATTATCACCGTCTTTTGTATAGTTCTGACCGAAGATTTTATCACCATTCCAGTTCTCATATGTAAAATGATCATCGTAAACAGCGTTGATAAAGTACCACTCATTATCAGCATCTTCATATTCAGATAAAAGCTGGTAAAGTGCATATCTTGTATCTTCATGACTGATTTCATATGTACGAACAATCTTTTCAAAAGTCTGACTTTCTCCTTCATTACCATCTGGATCAGAAACTCCTTCACCATCACCTTCTCCATCATTGGAAGGCTCACCAGATTCTCCGCTACCTGAGTTGTCTCCTTCTGAATTGTCATCATCGAACATCTCAGCGAATTTTGCTTCAAGTTCCTCATCTGACATTTCTGTATAGTCGAATGTTACATCTTCAGCAGTCTTACCATATTTGGCAAGTAACTCTTCAAATTTTGTCATTTTGTTATTTGTTCCTCCTTCCTTTGATTTTTGATTTATATCAAAACTCTCAAGAATATTAGTTAATTTCTCTAAAGTTTCAACCAATTTGTTGTCTGTGTTAAATGTTACTGTTTCTGCATTTACAGCGAAATCTTCAATTTTAAAATTACTTCCTGCCATACCAGGGGATACATCCTTTGACAGAAGAGTAAGACCTGATACATAAAAATCATCTAACTGCAATGTTTTATTAGCAGTATTAAATGATAACTCCCTAATGCATAATTCCACCGAACAATCTACAGTTCCACGTCTATTAAGAATCTCAATAGCGTCCTGACAATACTCATCGTATAAATAACCATGCAAAACTGCACGATTTACGCCAGCATCTTCATCATATTCAATAGTAGTCTTTGTGCCATCAATAACGCCGATAGGCTGTTCTTCGTATACAACTTTGTCGTTACCATCTTTGTCAGTAGTCACATAATAATCATGGCTACCGAAGTCTAATTCATTATCTGAATTGGTAGTGATATGTGCTAAGATTGGACGAAAGTTTGCTGATGGGACATTTTCATTAAAAGATTCTTCGGAGATTTCCGATTTATTGAGATTGACATGATCGTGAAATGCACGACTGACGAATGGAGTAAGAGACTCTTTATGTTTATCTTTATCTTTAGAAGTTTTTTCAAAATTACCATTCATACGAACCATAAGTTCTTTACCGAATTCATTACTATCAAAATGAGCAAAATTATTTTTTAGACAGAACTCATACAGCTCATCAATAGACATAATTCGTCTTTTCTTCTTTTTTGGCATTATTTAACCTATTCCTCCTTTCTTTGTTGATATACCACTCAAAGCAGGAGAGTGGTTAGAATGTAAGCATATTGCTATACTGAATTTTTGTTATATCTATATCATTTGAAAACCGAAACTTTTCAGCATTCAAAAATACATAAATACCATTAGAATTTTGCACCTGTTGATATCCTTGCTTAGATAAGAGAGTAGCAGTAGGGATATCTTGGGTTGTTATAAATTTCTTTTTCATAATCCATCTACTCCTTATTTATTGTTCTTATCTTGGTCTTTCGTCTTGAGTCCTTCATCACTTAAATCTGATTGGTCTTTCTCTTGACCACCACCTTGGTTATCACCAGATTGTGTATATGATGTGCTAAATGGTTTAAGCCTTTCGCCAAGATTCAGACAGTCTTCCTCTAAGAAATTCATAGCAAGAGTATCTTTTTCAGATACACCGTTTAATGTGTTGTATAAAATCTTGTTTGGAAGTCCATTTTGGCAAGACTCAAGGATTGATTTCTTAAAATCATCCTTCTGATAAATAGAGACATCAAAGAATTTAACTTTACAAGGTTCGGATATCCAAGTCGATAAAAGTCGATTTACAATCGCTTGAATCTGTGGAATAAGAGTCGAAATAGAAAATGTAGAATCTGCAAGTACGCCATATTTAAAGGCAGTAGAGTTAGAAGCGGAGTTTAGATTTAATATCTGAGCACCACCAGCCGTATTGAGGATTTCTTTTGTAGCTTTTTCAACTTTTGTAACATCGCCAGTTGCATCATCTGGAAAACTAATTTCATGTAATTCACCAGGAACAATAGCAGCAGAGATATAGGGTGGCAATGCCTCTTCAAGCATACGATTGAAATACTGGATCATTATATCTGGATTAACTGCCCAATCATCTACATCATTTCCCATAGTTTTCATTTCAAGCCATACTAATTTATAAATATTAGCTGCCTGTTGAACTGCCTGATAATCAGAAGCATCCATAAGGTCAATTAGTGATAAGAATATAGGAGTGAGCACAGGAACAATTGTTTCCCAATCCTCTGACCTGAATTTAATACAGACATTATATTCTTCTGGAATTAGCTGATATTTTTCGTTTGTACTCTGATATGTGTTCCACATAGTATTGAATGGTTCACCCCAATATTCTAATAACTCTGAATTTCGCTTAAAGTAACTCATATCCATTGCACATGCGAATGAGCCATCAGGAAATACACCTGCAATTCTCATATACGATGGATCAAGTGGAAGAATAAACATTCCCTGTCCCTCTGTGTAATAAGCACATCCATAAAATGCATCTTCTCGAAGTGTTATAGAAGCAGCTTTACGAAACTCATAATTTAATCCGAGAGTATCTACAACATCGACTGTTTCCTGATACTTTTGTAAAGTGGATTTTACATCGTTATTATCTGAAATTATAAATGGAGGAACGATATTTCGAATTGATAAATCAATCTGATTTGCATAATATTTGCAAAGACGATAGTAGATTTCTGAACGATAATAAAGATAGCGAGATAAACTTCTAAGACTTGCTTCATTGGAAGAAATATTCTTAATATAATCTTTTACATCTTCCTTTGAATAATTACTGATTGTAGTGTATGTTTTAGATTTCTGAATATCTCGAAGACTTGTAATTGCACTTGTTGCATCTTCGTAACGTTCAAGTCTACTTTTATTTTTCTCATACCATTCACGCATTTCATTTGCGGTTGGCTGTTTTGGAGTAGAAGAAGTAGTTTTCTTCTGTGAATTATTTACTTTAGCAGGTGCATTAGAATTTGCATCTACTTTCTTAGGTCTAGGCATATTTGATAATGCACCTCCTTAATTGTATTTTGCTTTACGGATTGTAAGCTTGTTTATAAAACTTGTTGCATCCTCTATTGGACGTTTTTTATTTGTAATAGCTTTCCTACGTTCACACATGAGAGCGTAAGAAGCCATACACGCCGTATACGCACGATCATCGTGGAGCTTATTAGCTTTCTCAGGCGTAAGTTCAAATGAATCTTTTCCAGAATCTCTTTTCTTACGAACCATATTTACAAGTTCTTCTTTTAAAGCATCAATGTTAGCAAGTGCAATTTCATCTTGCCAATCAAGCTTTATAGTTTTTGTATTAACTGATTCAATTTTCTCTAATTCTTCATTAAGCTTAGTTTCAAATTCTTTCTCATTAACTTTTTGCTTCCTGAGTTCGGTAGAAATTCTTTCTTTCTCTTTAGCCAGCTTCTTTTCATCAACATCGAAAACAGTGAGATAGCCTTTGTGATCATATTGTGCGGTAAAGCTGATTTTATCTTGATTCATTAATTCAATCATTGCTTCATACATTTCAGATTTGTAACCAGCAGGAGACATAAGATGCACTTTGTCTACTGCATTAGGAAATTTCTTAACATAATCAGCAGAGTATTCCTTATCAATTAATCCTCTGTGAACAATACCAGCAGAATCCGTCCAATCTGGCATCAAATAATCTGCTATATTAACCCCTGATCCGCCGCTACCTGCATCAATGTATATACCAACAATATTCCCATATGCGTCAGCTCCACCATTGTAATCAAGAATTACTTTTTTTAAATATTCAATCTGATCTGGTGTCTGCATAGGAGATTTTATTTTTTTACCAACATCAACAAGATTAATACAATTTACCAATCTCATTCTTGTATCAATGCTTCCATCAACTTGTTCATATTCATAAATTTCTCCAACAAGAATTACTGAATTATCACGACTTCTAGCAGGATCATATGTGATGACGAATTTTTTATCACCTGTATCATTGTAAAGAAGAGGTTTTCTTGTTTCTTCGTTTCGTGTAATAACACCTCTACGAATAATTGCATCAGTGCCAGCATCTGTAGTAAAAATACAATAATACTCACGTCTTGCTTTTTCTGGATTTGTTCTCATTTCCGATTCAACAGTATTTCGAGATAGAAGAGGGGTGACTAATTCTCCCCTAAGAGTTGGTTTAAATGCTTGTTCGCAATCTATATGTAAAACACAATAATCTGGATTTCCCATAATTTGCTGTTTAGAAAAGTCACGATACAGTCTCCAAAATTGAGTATCAGTTGAAGAAGCTGAACTTATATAATATTTCTGATATGACAAATCTCGTGGTAAGCACCTTTGACGAATAGGATCTATTGAATTACCATCTACATCTTTACCAGTTTTTAAACTTTTATTTACAACGGCAAATGCACCATATACATTCATCATTTCATCAGATAAGAAACCACTTTCATCAAAAATTACTGTGCCTCGCATACCTCTCTTGGCATCTATATTTCCGTTCAATGTCCTAGTCATAGATCCGTTATAACATGAATAGGAAAAACCATTGGACGAGTGTGAGAATCCGTCACCTGCTGCATTTTTGATTTCTATCTCATTCTTGAATAAAGAACCAGTTGAACCATAAAATGTATCAATATTATCATTAGCGAGTCGTTCCAAAGTAGTGAAAGTTTGTTCAGCCTGACCACCTGTACCGCTTGCAATATATGTCCATACATTACAAAAACACATATCTTTAGACATAATCTCAAGGTCAATAACTGTACTTTTACCATATCCACGAGTACATACTGCAAGTACATTTGGGCAAACCCAACTTCTTTGTACAAGAAGTGCTTGCCCATCTAAAAGTTCTATATTGAAAAAGAGATCTATAGCTTTTACTGGGTTGCATTGCAGATATTTTTGGATTTCAGCGATTTGAATATAAGATTCAATTTTACGAGAAGAAATAGAGTAACCATGTGGTTTTACATATATTCCGTATTGATTATAAAAATCCTTATCATAATCAAAAATTTCATTCTGATAGTAATTCATAATCATTTGTTTATTCTGATTCATTTTCAACAACCTCCTTTGATTCTTCATCAGGAGATTCTTTCTCTTCGTCAAATTCCGCAAAAACAGAATAAACATCTTTTAAATCTTTTAACTGTTCTTCGTTTAGTAAATTATTTTCTTTTAATGTATCCCTCAAATCAAGATTTTCTCTCAATAAGATTCTATTAATTTCTTGATAAGCATCCTTTTCTTTACGAAGACCAGTATTTACAACACGCATTTTAGAAACCATATCTGACCATTCAGATTCGTCAAGTGCCAATTGCTTCATAATAGAAGCATCACTGATTTCCTGAACTTGTTGCATACCTCTACAAGTATCAATGTCAAAACCATTGACTTCACCACTTCGTAGGTTAAGACTCTTAATTTTTTTGATTTTACCAGTCCAAGTATTTTCACCTTTTTTAGCATTTTTATTGTGCTTTAATGAAATACAACTGTCTTGAGCAAGACTTGTAATAACCGAAGTTATTTTACCTTTACTTTCTTGTAGGGATTTAATTGTTGCAGAATTGCGTTCAATATTAGAAATATCACACATTAATTTTGATATGGTATCATCAATTTTAGATTGTTGTAAGAATCCACGAACAATAGAGATAGCGGAAGAGGTACGCATCATGTCTTCATTTGCATCTTCACTAGAATCTAATAGACCTAATAACTGAGAATATAAAAATGGTTGGTCGGCTATATCCTCTTTTTCAAAAGGATCATAGCTGAGTAATCGAATAACATCATTCTTATTTTTTAAGAAACTATCATATGTATCCAATCCTGCGTGAGACTCAATAAGTTCCTCCTCGGTTGTTTGTTCCTTTGGTGCCTCGTCCTCGACTGCGTGATTATCAAAAATATCCGAATCTTTAAATGTCATGGTGTTATATTGTCCCATAGCCACATTCTTTACATATGAATAATAACCATTGGAACGGACTTTACCTGATGCTAAATTTTCTGATTCTTGAATACTAGCATCCCATAATTTTGATAAAAAAGGCTTATTAAGATACCTCATTGTTTCGATTACAGAGTTTTTATCAGGCTCATGTTCAACCTTGTCCTTCCCAATTTTAAGGGCTATCTTCCTTGCACAGTCTTTACAAATTGGAGTAAGACCACTTTTATTCATTGGATCTGTACTTACATAAAATTTATCCCTTGCTTTATGTGTATCACACATGTAACACCAAGCACCTTCTTTAAGTAACTTGATTTTCTCTTCCTGTGTTTCAACTTTCTTCTTTAATTGTGCAGCCGTTAATTTTGTAGGCTGTGTTTCTTTTGTCGTAACCAAACTAACGACCACCTCCTTTTATTCCAATATAAAAAAGCCACTTCATACGAAATGACTTCTCGTAATTTCCAATATTTCCAATGAAAGTGCAATTTACTTCACTTAGCACACCTTCTACGATTTGAACATAGACCTAACGATTTTGGAGATCGTTGCTCTACCAATTAAGCTAAAGGTGTATATACAAAAGAGCCATCTCTCATGAAATGACTCTTTCTTCCAAGCAAGCAGAAGAGTAGCAATAACCACTCAACTGCTTAATATTTAAATACTAACTCCTAAAGCAATAACTCCACCAGCACAAGGAAATGTTGTACTATCTTTGCTCATTGTTAAAATATTACCTTCAACAGAAAATTTGATACTTGTTCCACCATCGGTTTCTTTTATAGGAATAATCATCCAACCATTATAAACATATAAAACCACACCGACCGAATATTTTTCTTGTCCCGCAGAAGAAGACCAATAAAGATATGCCCCATCAGAACTGTTCAAATGAGCTGTATCAGTATACGCATTTGCCCCTCTACTTACAGACAAAATAATTCTATTGTTAAAATTCTGCGCTGTTTTTTCATTGATTTTCTTTGCACTCCACGTTTCTGTAGTAGAAGTAGTAGATGCATCATTAATGGTAGTTTTTGTTTCAATGGATTTCTTTAAACTTACATTACTTTCGGTTGTCGGCTCATACATATGTGCTATATTCCCGATTTCAAGCATCGGTTTCAATACTACATTATCAACAGTAACGCCACTTCTAACAACAATTCGGATACCATACTGTAATAAATTAGCATCACTAGCAGTCCAAGTCATATTACCATAATTTGTGCTGATACCATAATTAAAATCATTCTTTGTCGTATCAATTCTTACAAACTGGAAATAAACAGGTGCTTGATAGCCACTGGTATTAGGTTGATTCACACCATCTGACAATGTATAAGTCTGTCCAAGTTCAAGTATTTTCCTATCAGAAGTATCATATGGACTTATCAATCTGAAATCAGATTCTTTTGTAGCTGTACCATTGACAGTGATAGTACCATCTACTTCATTCACTGTATAAGTAACTCCATTTGATTCAAAACTTGTTCCATTATAATATGGATAGGGTATTAGATTTCTACCTTGTGAAGTAGAAACTTTATCAATTGCGTCTTTCAGATTTACATTGCTCTCTGAAATAGGTTCATAGGTATGAGCGATTGTTCCTATTTCAAGTATTGGCTTTATTGCTAAATCAGAAACAGAAGTACCTTTACCAACATTAATTGATAAAGAATATGTATGTGTTGAATCACCAACAAAAGTCTTTGCCACTGGCGTGTCAGATACATTCGCAATCGCCTTACTAATAGTTTCATCATACACATATACATACACGCTTTTTGGAAGTCCTTCACAACTAAGAGTATAAGAAGTATCACCAAGTTTTAATGTCTTATATGCAAAATTATAATAGGCATTATTCTCCGCAGATGCAGTTCCAGTTGCTAAAACTGAACCATCTGACTGAACTGTATATGTTATTCCATTTGTAATTCTATTTGTTAAAGGATACGGAATTAGATTTCTTCCCTGTGAAGTCCCCACACCACCAAGTTTAGTCTTTTCTTCACTTGTATAATCATTAGAAGATAATCCCTTGCCTTCTTCCTTTACAACAAGATTAGAAATATCTTGATGCTCAGTAAGATATCCTGCATCATTTGTAAACTCAGATACATTTGTTGGAACTGTTGGAATTTCTGTCTTGTTTGCTTTATTATTTAATTTTTTATCAACATCAGTAGTCTTTGCATAATCAGTCAAATCAACAGAAGTATCACCAACACATTGTACAGTTCCATCAATAAGAAGATATTCTCTATACTTATCATTTCCAGTAACAGATTCAATTTTTAACATATAAATAGTATTCTTATCTGCTGTTTCTGGTTTTGGAATTTCTGTTACAATTTCACGTTTTAAATGGTCGGCATTACTAATCTGTTCTCCAACATATGTTTTTGTCGCATAAGGTGTGAGAGTAGTAGTAACATCTGTATCAGTCTGATAGTTACTGTCATTCTGTAAACCACTTACTTTAGTTGGAATATCAGTCGAATTAGCTTTCTTTGCCAATTCAGTCTTAATCTCTGTGTCATCATAATTCTTAACACTTTTTAATCTTTCAATCTCAGTGTCAGCAATCAGTGATTTACCTTTTACTTTGTCAACCTTACCGCTAATGTCCTGATGAGTGGTCAGATATCCCTTTGCATTTAATTCTTCATCAGTCACATATTTATCAAGAGATGGAATATCGGAAGTATTTGCTTTCTTAGCAAGTTCTGTATCAACATAATTCTTGTCAACATCTACGGTTGGTACAGTAATATCAACCGATTTGTCCTCCGCAACAGTCTGTGCGACACCATTGACCTTGATAGATTCGATGACATTTTCCTCGCCTGTAGAAGAACCTGAACCATTCTTTCCGTCTTTACCACGAAGGTTAGGTGTTGTAAATGTACCATCTACTGTGGTCACATCTAACTTATAAATCGTATCTGTGTTGTTTTCATTTTCTGTGATGGTTGGTGAAACGGCATCTTTACCTGCATCACCTTTGTCACCTTTTACTTTCAAGACTTCAAGCTGTTCCTCTGTAAAGTCATCATAAGTAAATGCTTTACCATCTTTCCCATCTGCTCCGTTTACACCATTCATAACATCAAGAGTGGAAGTCTTTGCAGTTTCATTATCCAATGTATAAGAGAATGTAATTCTATTTCCACCATTAATAGGAGTGATAGAAGAAATAGTGACGTTTTTACCAACGACTGCACCGCCACCAAGTACAGTTTCAGATGTAAATTTCTTGGCAGCGACAAGAGTTTCAATACTAATTCCCATACTTATACCTCCTGCCATCCATTTGAAAATAACATCATTACTTTTGTCGAACCATTATTGCCAATAGTTACTGTTGAACCAATATTTGCATAATGGTTGAAGTCTGCAAACGAACCGCTTCCTGTCTTTTTAGTTGTCGGAAGATACTGCACTTCATCAACCGTATCACACACGAAGCTACAAATAATTGTATTTGGCTGACCGCCATATTCTGAACATAAAATCATTTTTATTCCTCACTTTCTTTTTATTTAGTCGATTTTTTATATAACAAAACCGACTATAGAAAGTCGGTTAAAAAGTTTTAATACTTACTAATCAGTCGCCAAACTGATTATAACTGTATAGGGCGGTAGAGTAGTGATGAACTTATACACCTAAGTTTCGTATGCATCCCCAAAATAGGTTTCAACATCGGGCTTACTGCATAATGATCTGTAGGAGATTTGAACTCCTGTTGCCGCCGTGAAAGGGCGATGTCCTAGACCGCTAGACGAACAGACCTTATAGGGTGGAAGAGTACCACCCATTATTTTTACAGAATAACTTCTGTTTCACCTTCAAACTTAGTATTTAAACTTCTGACTTCTGCAAGTTTCTTTGCAATTTCAGCTTGTACTTTTGTTGCAAATACAGTAGCATACGCTTTACCAACTTTTTCTACCGTGTCAAGTAATGTATTTGTTTCAGTGGTAGCAATCTTTGTAACATCAAATGGCATAACAATATTCATCTCATCGTTTATAGGATATTCTTTGTTGATAATTTTCTTTAACTCAACAGAAACAATTGTGGAATCATTGACTTCTTCATCTGTTACAATTGGATCGCCATTTTCGTCCAGTTTTACATTTGCTTTAAAATTTATATCAGAAAAGCGAACACTTCTTGGAAAATCTGCTAATAATGATTTTTCCTCATCAACTGTACTTGTAGATGTACCTAATGAGGCAACTGAAATATCTACAGTAATAATATTATCTTCGATTATTTTCTTGACATTTAATTTCATTTATTTTCATCCTCCAATTCATTGTATACAGTTTTCAAACTTATAATAAGATCACGTAAGGTATCTTTCGACATATTACATTCTAGTTGTGGCAAATCCAAGTTATTATCCGTTACAGAAAAAATAATTTCCTTCAAATTATCATTTGGGGCAAACTGAGCCTTAGTGGTAGGAGAGAATAGCAACTGAACAAAATCAATAAATGTGCCACCATTGGATGTTATAGTTTTAACTTGACCTAATTTAATCTGGTTTTCTATAATATCTAATTTCTTAGTCATGAAATACTCCTTTCTTTTATTTTTTTCGTTTTCCTTTTATTCATTGAGTTGCGGGAATAGGATTTGAACCTATGACCTTCGGGTTATGAGCCCGACGAGCTTCCAGACTGCTCCATCCCG